GATGCTCTACCAACTGAGCTAAACCAGCATATTCTAAAATGGCTCCACGACCTGGGCTCGAACCAGGGACCCAGTGATTAACAGTCACTTGCTCTACCAACTGAGCTATCGCGGAATCGAACTTAACTATTTAATCTGTAGTATACATGACCAATCATTTTTTGTCAAGACATTTTTAAAATTCTGCTATGCTTTGGAACACCTGACAGCAAGTACTCCATTTGATCCGCAAGGATATTGCGGTTCTGCAAGATCAGATTTTCAAAATGATTAGGCACATAGGGTACATATAGCAACTCCATACGTGCTTCTTTCAATGTCTTACTACCTTTTTTACCGTTACATTCTTTACAAGCGGTCACTACGTTCATCCAAACGTCAGTACCTCCCCTGCTCTTAGGCAAGATATGGTCACGACTTAGATGATGATAGTTAGGGAAATGTCCTCCGCAATATGCACAAACATGTCTGTCTCGCCCGAACAATGTTCGGTTTGTTAGACTAACTCTATTGTGGCGTGCAGGGTCAAATCCATGACCTCTAATCGCAATGATGCTAGGTGTTTCTAAATAACTTTCAGTACCGTCGTTTTGAATTCCACCACGATACCGTGCTACTACATCACCCAGGCTCCATGCAACAAGCTCCTTTGCATGATACACAATAGCGTCATCAAAGGAGATCCATTGCCGAGGAATTCCTGAGATGTCCAATGCTAAAACAGCCATGATAACTCCTATCTTTATATATTTACTTTTTAGATACCCGTTTCAAAGTATCTTTACGAACCAATACCTCACGTTGCGTCCCGAACTTAAAGACACGCAGGTATTCTATACCATCAATAACTCTAACATCCTGCAAGGATTTACCATTGCAAGTAAACTTCTCTTTGTTATATACACTTTCAAATGTTACTGTTTTCATGATAATCTCCTTCTATGGCTGGGGATCCAGGGATCGAACCTGGGAATGTCGGAATCAAAATCCGATGCCTTACCGCTTGGCGAATCCCCAATTAAATCTATTCTACTAAATTTTAGTTTTATTGTCAATACCCATAGATATAAATATTTACATGGTTAAACTTATCATCTGGGATATTGACGGTGTACTCTGGAAGGGTAGTATAACCGAAGGCGGTGAGACTACTCTAGACCCAAATATTGTTGCTTTCATACAACAGTCTGAAAAATTTGGCATAATCCATTCGATATGCTCTATCAATAACTTACATTCTGTTAGAAAACATCTATCAGACATATGGGACCTATTTGTTTTTCCTAGTATTAATCTAGAACCCAAAGGTCACAGAGTAAAACAAATTATTGAAAATTGTCAACTAAGGGATGTTGATGTAGTATTCATTGATGATAATATTATCAACACCAATGAGGCAACATTCTATTGTCCAAACTTAACAACTTACAATAATCCTTTTACGTTTATTAATAACGTAGATTTACCTATAGGTAAATCTCGTACTAACTTTTATAAAATATTAGAACAAAAGCACATAGTCAAATCTAATAAGGACAACATCTCCTTTTTAAAAGATTCAGACATACATATAGCAATTGTTGAACGATATGATAACATATCATTTCAAAATCGTATTGAAGAATTAGTTAATCGTTCTAATCAATTGAACTATTCTAAAACTATATTTGATAATACTCAGTATAGTAAAGAAACCAAATATAAAAATGGTAAACTAGTTATACCATCAAGTGCTAACACTTATATACTTAGAAATGATGTATCCAGTTATTCAGTATTTGCTTGGGACAAATATGGATATTATGGACTGATAGGATTCATTTCTATAGAAACCAAAGGTGATAAACATACCGATATTGGTAATATAGTAAACTTTGTTTTTAGTTGCAGAGTTATTAACATGCATATAGAAAACAAATGTTTAGAGTATCTAAAACAACAGTATCCCGTATTGCTAAATGTTAGTGATAGAATACAAAATCTTGATAGTGACTTCATTACCCTACACAGTTACCAAGAAGTAAAAGATTATATCTTAGAAAAAGAAAGTCTTGTAACAGGTAACAGTAAAGCAATTATATTAGCCAATTGCTTGAGTCCTGCATATACTTCATATAGTAAACACATACACAATATAGAAACAGAAATATGGTATAAGGATAATTTAACATTTCAAACTGATAGACTATATCATGGTCTTATCAATATAGATGGATATCCTAATCTTATAGTGTTTGCCGCATACTTAGAATTTGTGTTCTCTAATACAAATTACTGGAACATAGAATCGAACCATACTGAAACATATTTCAACAACGTTGTTAATAACTTTTCTAAGTGCATCAACGATACTAATAGAAAAGCATTAATTATATTACCTAGTAAGTCAGTAGAGTTTGATAGTGATATTAGATATCAATACCTATATGATGCCTGGACTAACTTGTCTAATCCAAATATAGATATTATCTATATGCCTAACGAAACTGTACTAGATGACAAGCACCCTGTAAACTTTCTCAACATACAAGATATTGAAGGTATAAGAAAATATAGTAGAAAAACTATGCATGATATAACCAAACAAATAGATGAATGGTTAGATTCTAATATACTTTCTTAAGTATGACGCTACTTTTTTATGTGTCATGTCATCTAAGTGATTGATATAGTCAGTACGTTCACTCCATCCTAACATCATATCCCCGGTCAACTCAACAAATTGATTAGGTGATAAACACAATGTACTATTCGTTATATCATCTGTATAACTATCTCTTTTTGGTCTAGAGGTAGAACTTGGATAGGGTACAGCATAAGGCGATAGAGAAAATTCTTTACCATAACCACCTTTGCATGCAATAAACTTATTTGTTCTTTGATTTAGAAGAGACAATGCACCAATCAGAACTAATCTATCTTCTACTTGTTGCATTTCTAAATCAAACCAATCTCTAAAATAATTCTTATCTTTGCCTTTACTGTTAAAGAAAGTCAATGGTTTCAATCTAGGTACCTCACTTAAATTTAAGTGAGACACTGGTCTTTGAGTTTTATACTTTGAATGATACTCAACAGGATGTGACTTATTTTCTTTTGGCACATCCAAATCTACAATAGTTTTGCGACTATGGTCTGTTAAAAAGACTATAGTAAAATCAGTATTATCTACGTTTTGTGCAATCCAATCAACTTGAAGTGCAATAGAAAAATTTGATGCGCCGGGCCTAGCAATGTTTACCAACTCAAGGTTAAACATATCAGCCAATATTTCTGACCAACTGTTACCTATCTTTTGATCCTCTACTAGGCTAGCAAAACTATCACCTGCAACATATAATCTATTCATAAAAATATTTATTATGAATTTGGTGGACCGTAAGAGAATCGAACTCTTACCTGAGCCGTGCAAAGGCCCCGTGCTCCCATTATCACTAACAGCCCAAATGGTGCCCCAGAGGGGAGTCGAACCCCTAAAATTCGGCTTCTAAGACCGACACGTATGCCAATTCCGTCACCGGGGCGTTTAAATTGTATGGTGCCAAAGACTGGAATCGAACCAGTGACACACGGATTTTCAGTCCGTTGCTCTACCAACTGAGCTACTATGGCTTGGGGTGACTAGTGAGGATCGAACTCACGTATATCGGAATCACAATCCGAGGCCTTACCACTTGGCGATAGTCACCATTGATTGGCACGCCCTGAAGGAATTGAACCTCCGACCTCAACGTTCGTAGCGTTGCATTCTAATCCACTGAACTAAGGGCGCATAATCTTGGCAGGTCGTGAGGGATTCGAACCCCCGACTTCTTGGTTCGAAGCCAAGCACTCTAGTCCACTGAGTTAACGACCTAGTGCATATTCTATACTGAAATAGAATATTTGTCAAATGGTGCTGATGACCAGGATCGAACTGGTGACCTCATCCTTACCAAGGATGTGCGCTACCGACTGTGCCACATCAGCAAAAGTGGCTGGGGGGCTTGGATTCGAACCAAGGTGAACGGAGTCAAAGTCCGCTATCCTACCACTAGATGACCCCCCAATATATTGGGGGGCAGAATTTCAATTCACAGGTAACTCTGTGAGTCCATTCTCTCTATCAAGGTATTTCATTTCTACTTTGACAGGCTTAAATTGTTTGATTTGTTCTACTACAATGTTAACATCTAGTGGACCGCAAGTGTATACGTCTAACTGTATAAGACTAGGATTATCCTCGTCCCATACATGCATAGCAATATGACTTGTTTCAATAATCGCAACTGTTGTTATGCCGCGATTACCTAACACATCTAGATACTTAGCAAAAGGTCCCATAAGAACCTTCATACCAATAGCATCAATCAAATTGGCCATCCATGACCTAACAAAATCCTCGTTTACCGGTGGATTCTCGACTTCTGCCCTTACAATCAAATGTTTATGTACTATTGCCATTAACGTAATTCCTCGTTGGTTGTGAAAGTTATTTATGATAAAAAGCAATATTCATAATAATAACGCTATTCTATAACACACTGAGTGCTTGTCATACCGTCGTAGGGCGTGGGCGTATTTCGTCAATGTATTATAGAATAGCGTATTTCTACGCTATGTCAGGGTCGATACCCTGACCAGGAGTCTTACTCGTCACGTTATCGCCATGACATTCATGTATCCTGTCCGCCCGTTCGTCACATTTTATATAGCGTTGTGTGCCGGCCCTCGTTGCCTTGTCACGCTCCTATCATACTACGTTAAACTTCAATAACGCCTCATGATAGATTTTTGCTCTATTGATTTTTTGTTCAATCAACTTTGCTAAATCTTCTTCCGACAAATAATGAATGTCAATTTCATTTTCTCTATCGGCTTTAGATTCTAACATATCTGTGTCTTTATTGTCAACCTTCATCTTTTCCTATTCATAAAACTAAAACCCCTGGGACTTTTTAGTTTCCCAGGGGTTCGATAAATCTTTACTATGTAGACTTTATCTGCTCCCCGGGCTACCTCTTTGGTTGTCCTCTGAGCCGCAAATACTTGTTGGATATACTGGCGCAAAGGTATCCATGGCTGTTATAGACCATAACCACTGATGTTTGAGCATATTACAAGTTAAGTTTTTCATAGTGTTTTTATTTAGTCCTGGTTAAAAAAATCATATAAAAACATATGCTTTTTTACGATTTTTATTAGTATACATCAACTGATTTATTTAGTCAACCTCTATTTACCCAATAAATATTGCTATGGATTATCTTGCATTATCACACGGTCAAACACAAAGCAAACTTTGGTTATGCGAACAACTTGAACCATATATACCGCAAAACGCAATCGTTGCTAATTTAGGTTCATGGTACAACTTATTAGGTTTCATGATGTTAACACGAAACAGTAATAAGTATCAATCCATAATGGGTATAGATATTGATCCTGAAGTAAAACCTATTGCAGATAAAATCTGTGAGGGTTATATGCTTGGTGGTGATGCTAAGATACAAAACATAACTGCTGATGCTAATCTATTTGATTTCAACGGATACCACGTTGTTGTAAATTGTAGTGTAGAACACATGGACAGTCTTTGGTTCTATAGAGTGCCTAAAGGTACGTTAGTGTGCATTCAGTCTAGTGATGTGTCTGAACCAGGTGGTATTTGGAAAGTAAGTAATTCAACAAGTTCACTGGAAGAACTGATAAAAAAATATCCCCTCTCTCATTATATGTTTGTTGGAGACAAACATATAGGTTATGAAGATTGGGGATATAATAGATTTATGCTGATCGGTGTTCGTTGATTATAATGCCACTTTACCGATAGCCGCAACAACAGCCGCGATTTTCCCCACAGCCTGCAACTCCTGCACCGTCATGCCTTCTTTCTTTAATGTGTCATAGTGGTTCCTTACACAAAAATGGCACTTACCGACAATACTAGCAGCCAATGCATACATCTCAAACTTTTTCTTTGATACCCCGCCGTGTGTTGCATATGCATTCATACGCAATCCGGGTGGTAAACCCTTAAGGTCTGCATCACCTGTCATTTCTACGAATGGATAATAGATATTATTCATACCCATAAGTGCCGCCGCAGTCTTTGCAGCCTCACGTTCAGTAGACCCCATAAGTGGGCCATCCATTGAAATTTCATATGCAAGTTCACCATTGCTGGCTGCAATCGCTGCCGCAAAAGCACAAGCATGTGCATCAATTTCATCAAGACCTGATCTATTCATAACTGCATCAAGATTCAATCTGATATCTTTAGCATGATCAGGAATGCTATCCTTTACTTTATCTACCCAATTCATTAATATACTCCTGTAAAATAGGTTCATGGTAGATCATTTTTAGTGCTACAATGACTAATACGCCTACACCAACCCAAATTGTCTTTGGCCAACGATCCATGATCTTAGCAACTACTGTGCTACCAAACAATATGATAGGTACGCTTAACAATAGACCAAAGATAATCAACCACCAGTTGCCGCCGGCGGCGCCTGCGATTGCAAGTGCATTGTCTAGACCCATTACTGCATCAGCCCAAACAATCGTACCCATTGCTCCCCAAAAACTGGTGGCTGCGTTTACATTATGTTCTTCTGCCTTAGGCTTAACTAGTGTATATGCAATGTATAACAACGCAAGACCACCAATTAATCTTAGACCAGGAATCATTAACAAGTATGTTAATGCCGCCACACATAAGAATCTAACTGCTACTGCACCGAATGTACCCCATAGTAAGGCTTTCTTGCGTAAGTCATCAGGTAGATTACGACTAGCCATAGCAATGACTAATGCATTCTCACCACCGAGTACAACATCAATTAAAACTATGGCAAGTAGTGCCCAAATTAATTCAATCATTTTTCTTTGTTTTGTCGTATAAGTAATTACCGACCCAAACTGCTAATACTACTGAAATGAAAAATATTATAAATTTTATTTCGTATACATCCCAGATTGTATCGTAATCAAACATTATAGTGTCTCACCACCGATTGGGCGACTGCATGGGCATAGTTCGCCAGTTTGCAATGCGTCTAATACACGTAACGTTTCGTCAGGATTACGACCAACATCCAAATTGTTTACTGTAATATGCTGAATAACATTCTCAGGATCAACAATGAATGTAGCACGTAGTGCCGCACCTGCTGGTGCATAGAATACACCCAATTGCTCAATCAAACTAACACTTCCACGTTCTTCACCTGGTTGGTGACGGGCTGTATCAGCAAATTGAGTATGACGAATACCACGCAGGTCTGGGTGATGCTTTTGCCAAGCAACTTTACAGAACTCGTTATCTGTGCTACCTGTCAATAGAACGGCATCACGATCCTCAAAATCTTTGAACAACTTGTCATATGCTACAATTTCTGTAGGACATACAAACGTGAAGTCTTTTGGATAGTAAACGATTACTTTCCATTTTCCTTCAAAAGACTTTTCAGTGATTGGGAAGAATGCATCTTCGGGTTGACCTGGCTTTACACCAGTTATTGTGAACGGGGCAAGTTTATCTCCAACAGTTTTCATAGTTTCTCCTTCTGTGTGTTAGATTTTTATTTATCAATCCAGTGACTATACATAACAATTCTATTGGTTGTTGCATCTTCTAAATTAAGAAAATCCAAATCATGTCCAATTAAATTATTATGTATTATAACACTATTTGGTGTACAGGGGAAAGAGTTAATGGAACTTTCTTTACTAGTTCCCAAAAGTAGATTTCCACCGTATTTTGAGTCCCAAAATATATGCGGGTAATATAATGCAACATAGAACTTTTCAGGTATTATTAGGGTAGGATCGTCTTTAAAATCTCTAACATGTATGTGCCAATGGTCTACTCCGCGATTTTTACTTACACAAAACCCTGTAGGTTTTGGTTGGATACCCAAAGCAGATTTAAAAACATCTTTGATTGAGTTTAATATTACTTGATATGCAACATCGATATTTGAGTAGTTATCACTTAAATCTAACATGAACCCATTAGAATCTAAATTCTGTTTTTCTATATACTTTGATATAGATAGAAACTTTTTAGAATCTAATAGGTCAGTTACTCTTATAATATCTATGTTGTCTATAGATAGTTTCTGCACATCCATAGAAATATTTAGATTATTTAATTTTACTAATTTCTTTTTCAACTAATGCAACAACATTATCTGGTAGAGGAACATAATCTAAATCCTCTGCCATTTTGTCGCCATTCTTAAATGCCCATCTAAAAAACTTTAATGCTTCTTGTGCTTCTTGTGGTTTATCGTTCTTTAGATACATGATAATAAACGTAGCACCAGTAACTGGCCAACTTGTTTTACCAGGCTGATCGGTCAATACTTGAAAGAATGTTTTATCCCACGTGGCGTTTGCGGCTGCAGCCTTAAATGTTAAATCATCAGGGGCTACCCATTGACCATCACGATTCTGCATCTGTACCCAATTCATTTTAGTCTGTTTAACATACGCATATTCAACATAACCAAGTGCGCCGGGCAATTGACGAACCATTTGTGCAACGCCTTCATTGCCTTTACCTCCCGCGCCAACTTTCCAGTTGACAGCAGTACCTTCACCGATAGTTTCTTTGAACTCATTACTAACTTTACTTAAGTAATTTGTCCATAAGAATGTAGTGCCACTACCATCGGCTCTACGAACAACCATGATATCCTGATCAGGCAACTTAAGTGATGGATTTAATTTTGTGATGGCAGTATCATTCCACTTTTTAATCTTACCTAAATAGATATCTGCTATAACTGTACCTGTTAATTTTAGTTCACCGGGCTTTATATCTTTCATATTAATAATTGGTACCACTCCTCCGATGGCAGTAGGAAACTGTGTCGCTCCCAAACTTGCTAGTTTATCATCTTTGAGTGGCATGTCACTTGCACCAAATGTAACAGTTTTGGCTTCTATCTGTCTTATACCGCCGCCACTACCGATACTTTGATAATTTAATCTTATACCTGTTTCTTTATTGTAGGCTTCTGCCCATTTTGAATAAAGCGGAGCCGGGAATGTTGCCCCGGCTCCATTGATTGTTGTCTGTGCGTGTACTGTGAATGACACAGCCGCTAATAATATAGCAAATAATTTGTTCATGTTATCTCCTTATAAAACCGAACAAACATATTTACTAAAATAATGTGACAAAAATATGACGGAATTATGACAATAGTAATTTAGTAAAATCAACTAAAAGTTTGTGATGTTTATAATAATGCCAATAGTCTTTTAGGTACTTTTTATTATACCATCCAGGCATACTTTCAGGGTGACAGCCAATTATACCTATATTGTTTTGTATGATTGCCATTGGATCATTATTAGCATAACGTGCTATTGTAGTGAATTTGTTTTCATCTCCTATGATTGCACAACCATCATAGAAAAACATATCTTCTGTTCTACTTAACCAATTTATTTGAACAGTTGTACTAAAAGACCTGCGTATTTCTGCGTGAGGTCTTTTAATGTATTGTAATGTACGTGCATCTTTTAGTAAATTAAAATAATGTTTGTCAGTCCAATATGCACCCATACAAATACCTAAATATTTTTTACCATGTTCAATGCAATTTTGAATGACTTCTTTAGTAGGTGCTAACAGTTTATCAAAACTATCACTATCACCTAACCCGCCGGGAAAGGCGATAACATCAATTTTTTTAAACGTCTTGTAGTTTATATCCGCTGTTGTAAAAAACCCCACATTGAAGTGTGGGGATAATGCTTCATAAAGCCCGCCACCTGATTGTACGCTACATTGAGGGTGGTTAATGAAGATTCTTATTTTAGGTTTCATGCATGTTATTCTTCGGGCTCAAGACCATTACCATGTTTATCTGGTCTATGATCCGGATCTTGAAATAACTTTCTTTCTTGCATGGTCAACTTATCTTTAGTTTTTAGTTGCTTATTATGTCGAGGATTACCACATAATATACAACCAGGAGTCCCGCAATCCATAGCATGATGTTTTACTAATCTATGTGGTTCATCTAAGTATTTGGTATGATTATATGCTTTTGCAATTTTAACCTGGCGCTTAACTGCGGACTCATCCCTATGTCTACGGGTAGAGTTCTTTACCTTGTATTGTTCGCTACTCATTTAATGCTTCTGTTTGTAATCAGCAATTGCTGCCTTTATAGCATCCTCTGCTAAGATTGAGCAGTGGATTTTGACTGGGGGCAACGCAAGTTCTTCTGCGATTGCTGTGTTTCTGATTGTTGCTGCCTCGTCCAATGTTTTACCCTTGACCCACTCTGTGACAAGACTTGACGAAGCAATCGCTGACCCGCACCCATACGTTTTAAATCTAGCATCTGTAATTACTCCTGTACTTTCATCTACTTTAATTTGTAACTTCATTACATCTCCGCAAGCAGGTGCCCCAACCATACCAGTGCCAACACCACTATCGGACTTATCAAAACTACCCACATTTCTTGGATTTTCATAATGATCAATTACCTGTGTGCTATATGCCATGATAGTTCCTTATAATACAATTGTATTTATACTATTGGATCGTCATCATCAATAACAACCCAACCTAATTTCAATAGATCACTGCGAATCTCGTCCGTCACATGTCCTTCACCTACAAATCGCTCAGTGATTTTCATACGTTCTATTTGCTCTGATGTGGGATTAAACGGTTCGGCTTCGGCGCCACGAATACCACTACAGTACCAATCTATGTAGTCTCCCTCTTGTTTCATATCGGCAATGATACCACCTGCATAGCGCCAACTGCAACCCCAACGCTCACCCTTCAATAATGGCCACACATCATTTCTAACGAATTCAGTGTTACACATACTTGCGTATAAATTTTGCGCATATGCTTCATCGTTGCGAACTTTCTCTAATATCCATTCAGTAGTTAATAAATCGTATTCTAAATTATTGACACGTGACTTAGGGTCATCAAATTTAGCCATGCGGCGCTTATCTTCTTCTAAGAACATATCTAAATAATCTTCACTAGGTTCTTTACCTTCTTTTTGGCAACGCTCAATATACTTTTCTTTTTGAAAAGTATTTCTTTGTGGACTACTACTAATCTTAGTCATAATGTTTGCTCACCATCAGTTCCATCTTCATTAACTTCTAACCAAGTATAATCACCTAACCACTTCACCCTCGTAATGTACTCATATTCTTTTGGTGCACCAGTACACCAATCATTAGGACCTAAATGCGAAAGTACAGTACAATTCTGTCTGTGATCAAATGCAAGCCAATAACATTGATTATGGTACAATTGAAAACCATACTTGGCACTGTGTACCATATCAGTGAGTTTTAATCTATGCTGAATTTGTTGTGCTTGCTTTTGCAATACTTCAACTAATTCCATTATTCTATTATACTCTTGGCTAGCATGAAGCCTAGCCACGTTAAGCATAATATCTTTTTGTTTAGTAACAGGTACTAAATCAAATTTAGGTCCGCCTGCTTCAGTCGGATAAGGAGTAACATTGCGATTAATAAAGGTGACAAGGGAGTTTCCAATTGTTGCATCGAAACTCTCCCTGCCCTTTGCAAGATTACTCTTTTTCTTTTCTTCCATTACTTGAAGAAAATAAGTGCCATCACTACTGCTTGTGCCATAAAGCCTACACCGATTGTAATGAGGTTAAGTCTATCTTTCATAATGATTGCCTTCATAAACAACAATCCAAGACCTGCCCAAACAATCAATACAATATCAATTGGTGGCATAACATCAGTGAGACCAAACATGACTCCCAATAAATTGGGTGCAGTTGCCGCATGCAAACACAATACTGCCATCCAATGAATTGTATCACTAGAAAGTTTAGTAATCTTCTCTTTAAAGTCTTTGGTCAAATTACTAAAAAAGTTTAAAACGGTGCTGGTCATTTTACAGTCCTTTCGTTGTAGAAAATATGATTTCCAATCTTTGCCACTTTTTGATACTTCCAATTAGGATTCACGTAGTCAGCATGATAATACAATGCATTTTTAACTCCGTCAAGCCTAAATCCTTCAAGCATTACTTTTTTGGCTACCTCGTAACTCTCTTTGTATGCTTTGTTGTTAATAGGTCTATTACGATGCAACGCATCGCAGTACCAACTAAATTGGCAAACAACCTTTTCCATAAAGACATTCTTTTGGTATACAACTGCACAAACATCTTTTGGGAAATCAGGGTGATCTACCCGATTCATCGTAACCTGTGCTACTGCAACTTTACCCTCAAAAGGCTCATGCCCTGCTTCACGGTAAACATTCATAGCCAAACAGTTAAGTCTTTGTTCTATGACCTTAACTGGTACATTATCAGAGTCTCCAAAGTTTTCTTTATAGTATTGAAACTTATGGTTGGTGATCTGGAATGTAAACATCGCAACTAGTATGAAACCAATTAAATGGTACATACCTTTCATCGATTTTTCCATTTTGCTTCTCCTTTTCTTTTCGGACAATTCCGATTATCTAGGCAAGACACTATTCTAGTATAGTTTTTAATACTATACAAGTTTTTTGGTCTACCTTATGTGATCCAGCAGTCACAATTGCACTCTATCACGTTTTCTATTGCTTCTTGGACTGATGGACTAGACGGCAACATAGTACTACTAGTATATATTGGATTTAAATTTGTGGGAATTGTGGGCTTGCCTAATGGTGTACCAAATCCTGGGGGTGTCACTATTACTATTCCGCCGGCGTTGTTATTGGGTAAACCTGAGCCCGGTGTTCCCCCGCCTGTATTAGGTGTATTACCTGTAGGTGTGTTTCCGCCGCCTTGATTAGTAGACCCGCCGCCACCAGACGTTCCGCCTCCGCTACCGGATGTTCCACCACCTCCACCACCTCCACCACCACTGGGATCGCCGCCGGCTATAGTAGTACCGCCACCGTTTGGTATGCGGGTTGGATCACCTTCAGTTTCAAAGTCAGGTATTTGTCCTATTGTTGGGTACGTGATAATGTTGTCCCCGGGCCCTACGGGTACTAATGGTCCAACAACAGGGAAAGGAATATCATTAAGAATAGGTGTAAGTTCGCCAGGCTTAACATCCGTTACGATTTGAGGACCAATACTAATCATTCTTCCCACTGGTCTTGGTTGTATTAGTTCTCCGCCATCACCTATTGTACCTGGCCATGCAGGCAATGTGTAATTCTTTGTTCCAGAAGGCACACCATCAACCGCATCAGGTATAACTCCATTCATTGCTAATGTTTGACGTTGTTGTGCAATCATGTCTGAGTTTAGGTTGTTGTCTAATGGTATGCCAACTGTTTGTAATCTTGACTGATTACGTTCTTGTCTTTGCATAGCAACTGTACTTTGTCCTCCGGTAGTCTCTAAATCAGAAATTGCTTCTAATGTTTGTGCGCTCATATGAGGATCTGTGTTCTGCGCTAAACTTGGAATAGAATCAACGTATACATACAATGATGTTGGGTATAAGTTGATCCAAATATCTTTTGGTACAGGTACAGGGGGCAATGCAGTATATCTAGTACGTTGCTCACGTGTTAGTTGTGTACCTAAAATTCTATAAATTGTGTTATTGTTAACTGTCTCAGTTGGTTTTGAAACTGATATTGCTTGTATCTCTGCATTTGCCTGATCAATGTATTGCTGAATATTTGCATTCATTGGTGCAGGCCATGGATTAGTTCCTGAACTTACTTGTCCGTTTCTACTCCATACATCACCTGATGTGTTTGTGCCATTTGTTGCTACTGCTCCATTTGCGCTAACAGGAAGTGTTGCGGTTGGTGGATGCTGTATGGTAATTGTTTCTATAGGCATATTGGCTTCAACCCAAGAAGCACTTCTAGGAGGAATAATAGGCGGGGTAGGAGAGGCTGCATCAGTATCAGAACCAGCAATGTTTAGCCAATTAGTTTGAACATCGTTTGCTAACCATCTATATGGACCACCATTGTTAATACTAGTATTGACTCTACCAAATGATCCACCTCCCATTGAGGCAGCAGCCTGATCATTTCTTCCAACTACGGTCGCTACACTTGCACCAACATTGTTTGGTGATATAGTAACGGTTGGATTGGGCGCAGTTCCTCTACCATATCCTCCGCCATCTTCTGTTTGTCTAATAACTAATGTATAGTACCAATCATACTGGGCGGGCTGTCCGGCTGCGCTATAATATGTTGCACAGTACGTTTTTGCTCCACTACTACCGTTTACATAAGGATATGGATCATAATTGGGTAGAGCAGGATTAGGTTGATATGTCGGGTTTGCAGGATTAGAACTTACTGTGGGTGCTACATAAGGTACTACAGTCGTATAATAATACGGCTGTGTCAATTGCATCTGCGCCTTTTCCCATGTGATCGCTAAGAAATTCTGTTGATAAATGTTATGCAACTTTTGTGTTTGTAGTGAAGTAATACTACTGTATAAGTTTGCCCATGGATAAGGTAGACCACTCATGCATCCAAACAAATCACTCATAGTAAATGAACCATATACTCCGCTACCTTGTGCGCAAACAGTCAAACCATAGTTTGCCATTTCAGTAACTACAGGTCTATCAGTACCACTAGCCTTAGTAAAATTAGGTCCTATTGCAGATTCATTTCCAAATACAACTTGTGCAAACTTAGTAATCTCTGCTTGTTCTACATTTCTAACTTGACGCATTGAGTAACTGAATGCGCCGGCTGCAACAGCATCATCTTCTGGAATGATGCCAATTAAATTTGCGCCGAAGCCTTTAGGGGGCAATACATAATTAGTGTTATTATTTTGAATATCAGTAATAGGTGGCGTACCACTTGGTATTTGATATCCTACGATTTCTTTTATTGCAGGCGAGTTGATAGCAGAGTTAATTCCTGTGCCTGAGTAAATCAGATAATATGTTTTACTATTTGTTGGTCCAGGTGCAGTATTATATATAGGTACTGTCATACTGTTATAACTAGTAGGGAACAGTTTTCTTACACTTAATAAATCAGCCAGTGTTACTAATCCTGCAGTTCTGCAAAGTAATGGTGCTAATACGTTTACTAAATTTACACCCTGTATTAATAAAAACGCCCCATATATCTGTTGCTCTTGTTCTATCGTTACATCAGTTTTTTGACCTGATCCAATTTTACTTATATCACTACTTGATAATCCAGTTGACAACAAAGCCAAACTTAAGTCTTGTGTGATAGCGCCATTAGTTCCTAATGTTCTTAGTAATGTAGAAGGCAAACCAAACGTTGATATTGTATTTAGGTCTAATGCTTTACCTAAGTTAATTAAATCTTGTCCAAATTTAAATGTAGCAAGATTTACACCTGTAATATCTGCACTAATTAAATCGTTGATGTTACTATATGCACCTACTAAGAATTGCTTACTATCTTGCATTGCAAAAATTGCTTGGTTACTATAACCAACAAATGCATTTGCACTTAATAATGATGAGCAAAACTCTTTATATTCAGGAGTATCTCTAGCAGTAGGACTACCGTTATAATTAAATTCGTTCCATGCTTGTAATGCATAGCAACGAATGAAACCCCACTGTGTTATACTTTTATTTGAGTTGGTAGTATTATATGGTATCCAACTTGCATTTTGTGCTTGATCAGTAGTTCCTGAAAAAGGCCAAGCAGAACTAGCAGGGGTGCCTCCACTTGTCCAAAGTCCGGCTGCGTCTACAGGTAAATAAGTAGGTGATTTAGCATTACCAAGTGAGGGAATAGAAGTAAAGCCAATATAAATTAAATTATCATATACGCTATTACCGCCACCTTGTGTTACTAATCCTCTATTATAGGCATCATGTATACCCCATGTTTGCAATCTTAATACAGTGCCTTGTACTAACGATCCAAAAGAATATCCGGGGTTAGACTTACTTGCACCCATATAACTAGCCGCAACTTTATTAATGCAATAGCCTTTATTCTGTAAAATAGAGCCTAAAACATTGACGCCTAGTGGACTTTGTTTACCAGTGTCTGCCATGATAGTTTACGGTACAAATACGTCAGGACTACCTTGAACAATTGAATGTCCACATGTGTTGCCTGAACCTACTCTGAGTACTGGAACTCCCTCACAAAATACAGTAGGACTACCTTCTGTAGTCTTTGCTGCCTTATGTGGAGGATGCGGTTTACCAAATGGTGCGTGTGGAGTTATGTCGCTTACATGCAGTCCTACTGCAATGCCGTTGGCATATGTAGTGCTTGCGCCCCTAACTATTTTACCCCCGGTTGTGTTCTGATCTCCTAAGCGACTTAACTGTGCCATCTTTACCCTAATACTAATTTCTTCTCAGGAACTTTAATTCCTGTTGTTGCCTCAAGATATTTCATCTTTACATTGTCGTCCGTTGGACCAACGATAGCAACGCTATTAGTATTTAGTCTTACTGAGGCCTTGGGTTCTGAGGTAAAAAGACTAGGAACTAGTCCCATACCTTGTGGGCCAGGGGCGATACTTACGGGTTCTTCTAAGTCTACGAAACCCTCACCCAATGTTTTAACTTTAGCGACTAATTCTTCGCCGCTGTTCATTTTGAATGTATATACTGATCCTGCTGTTAAATTTAAATTCATGCTGCCAACCTTTGTTTAAGTTCTGTAAATCCACCTACGTATTCTTCACCTAAAAATATTTGGGGTACTGTTCTTGCGTTTGGAACTGCTTCCAATAACTCTTCTTTACTGTATCCGTCACCTATTTTACGTTCTTCGATTTCGTATCCTTTTTGCTTTAATAATGCTTTTGCTTGGTCGCAGAAAGGACAATGATACTTACTCCATACTATTGCTCTCATTATTTTTCTCCTTATTATATATTGGGTAGTGATTCGTAGTCAATGCTATCTGACATGACGCCGATTACATAGTTTGTTGATTCATTTTCTTGTAGTGCTGTTTGCTTTTTGCTGGTTTCAGTATGTTTATTGAACCATGGAATGGGTGTAGTTTTGGGTGCTGAATTCCAGTATTTGATACCAATATGCTTAAGTGCATCCATTGCAGTATAGTCTACAAAGTCCTTTAATATATTGGCATTCAATCCAATAACAGGACCCTTCTTAAACAAATAGTCTGCCCATTCTTTTTCTTCACGTATTACATCCTGATAAATCTGTAATACTTCACTTTCACATTCTTGCTTTGCTTTTGCGAATCTTGGATCTTCTTTAACAACTTGATTAATTAAGAATCCAGTCCATTCTTTGTGTAAGATTTCATCTTGTAATATCAAACTAATGATGTTACCATTACCAATAAAAATTTTGTTCTCGACCATAGCAAGACTTGTAGCGAATGACACCATGAATCGGAATGCTTCTAGTGCATAACTTGCGTGTAATGCTAACCAGATTGTCTTGATGTGATCTTTTTCGCTTACTAGCATTTCACCAATTTCTTTTTGGCAATTCATCTTGTGCAAGTCATCATAGTATTTTCCAACACTACTTGCCATATCTACAATCTCTTTTGTTTCGTGGATAGTATTGAATACTTCTTTGGGCACGTTATAAATGTTACGAATAATATGACTATAACTACGACTATGGATGTTTGTTTCAAAGAATGTCCAGTTATAGACCAGTGCTTCTAATTCAGGTAAACTAATAACAGGTGTGAAGATTTGACTGGGACCACGACCCTGCAAACTATCTAATGCAGTTTGACGCAGTAGGTTGCTGGTAAAGATATGCTTTACAGCATCGCTAGCATCTTTAAAGTCATTAGCATCTTTTGTTAATGATACCTCTTCGGGAACCCAAAAGAAGCCACGTGCGGTCTGCTCGTATTTTACTAATTTGTTATACTTTACTTCTTCAAAACGTTGTATGGTTACTGGACCTTGTGGGTCCAAAAACATTTTGCGATTTAAATAGTCTGTCTTTGTGTTAAGGTTGTATTGTGCTTTACTCATAATTTACACGATTCGCAATCATCTTCTAATAATTCTATATTTTCTACTACTGTATTTTCAACTACATCTTGTTCTTGCATCTTAGAACCCTGCTTGTTAATCAAACTATAGTAGAATGTCTTAAGTCCCCAATAGTGCGCTTGCATAAGATTCTTAGCAATCAGTGTAGTAGGAACTTTTCTATCTGTAAAGTGTGCTGGGTTATAAAAAGTATTTGTACTTATGCTTTGGTCAACATATGCAGCCAACACCGCTGCCGTTTTTATGTAACCATCGCAGTCACGTTGATCCCACATCAATTGATATTTGTTCTTTAACTTTTGATATTCGGGAACTACTTGAGTAAAACTTCCTGCTTTACTTTCCTTGACAGTAATAAGTGACATAGGCAACTCAATACCGTTAGTACTATTAATGACCACGCTAGAACTTTCAACAGGAGCAATAGCCATAAGAGTAGCATTACGTACTCCATATTGTTTCATGTCCTTTCTTAATGTTTCCCAATCTAGTTCGGGATTAAAATTGGCCAATTCGTTAACGCCTTTGGCTCTGAGTTCCCAGGGAAAGACACCTTTACCGTAACGTGTCTTGCTACTCTCAACACACGGACCTCGTTCTTTTGCAAGTTCAACAGTTGCTTCTGTAAGGTAATAGGCTTGGTGTTCCATCCAACTCTTAACTTCTTGTAGTGCGTCTTTGTCGCCATATTTTAATCCTCGTTTAGCATGCCAATAGGCAAGGTTAGTAACACCGATGCCCAATGGTTGTATTTCATCGTTGCTTAGTTTACTCTGAATGCTTAAGAAATCTTGGTAATCCAAGATATTGCACAAACTGCGCTGTAGAATACGGCAAGCACGGCGCATATCTTCAGGGTTTCTGAAAGCACCCCAGTTAATGCTGCCAAGTGTACATAGCGCAATTCGACCTGTTTCATCGTCCAAACGCTTAAACGGCTTCGTAGGGAGTAAAATTTCACAACATAGGTTTGACTGATAAATTGTGTGGTACTCAGGATCAAATGGACCTTGATTCATTACATTATCAATGAATACAAGATAAATTCTACCTGTATCAGTGCGCTCCTTTAATATACCACTTTTGAAAACTTCTTCGGCTGACATAGACTTCTTACGTAAGCCTTTTTGTTTTTCATACTTTACATAAAGTTCTTCAAACTTTTCAGTATCGCTATAGAATGCCTCATATAAATCAGGCACTTCATTTGGATCAAAGAACGTTATGTCTTGTTTGTTTTTAAATCTTCGCCAGAAGAAAGCACTAAGCACAACCCCATAATCCATATGACGGACTCGGGTTTCTTCGGTTCCTTGATTGTTTTTAAGTACAATAAGATCATCAAACTGATGATGCCAAATGGGATAAAATACAGTAGCACTAGCATTACGAATGCCTCCTTGTGAACAACTACGCAAATCACCGAACCACTTCTTAAGGAAAGGAATCATGCCGGTGTGCATAATCTCACCGCCACGAATAGGACTACCTAGAGGTCTTAATCTGCCTATTTCTAAACCAATGCCAGCACGTTTGCTAGCATACTTTGCCATCATTTCTCCTGACGCAAAGATTGAATCCAGGTCGTCATCACTACGTATAAGTACGCAACTGCTAAACTGCTTAGTAGGAGTGCCAAGACCGGCGAGAACAGGAGTAGCAAGAGTAAATAAACCGTCACTTGCGGCATTGTAATACTCCTTGATGTAACGCATTCTTGCATTATTGGGCTCTTCTTTGTGGAATACAGTGGCGGCTGCAACCATGTAGCGAACTTGCGGGGTCTCATAAATCTCCTTAGTACTTCTATTGCGTACCAAATACTTTTCAATCAATTGTTCAATGGCGGCATAAGAATACTGCTCGTCTTTCTCATGCTCAAGCATGTCATTCATTTTGTTCCAATCATCTTCGCTATACCACTCAAGTAATTCTTGACTGTATAAACCAATTGAAACATTTTTCTTTACGATTTCGTATAGATGGGGAGGATTATATTCTCCATATACGTCTTTGCGTAACATACTCAAACGTTGTTTGCCTGCTACATATTGATAATTTGTATTACCGATATCTGGGTTACTCTCAATATCAATAAGGTCGACAACCGCACGTAACGTAATTTCATCAATCTCTCTAGTAGTAATGCCATCATAGAAATGAGGCTGAGCCTTAATTTCTATCATCGATTGACTTACATCTGCGATTCCTTTACATATTTTTGCTACTTGCGCTTGCCACTTTTCTAATGTTAATATCTCTTTATTTCCGTTTCGTTTAGTAACATATATTTTCATGGTTTGCCTATTCTGTTTATTATTGGCGAAACGTCATAACGTTTCGTGATGGTGAAGTCTTGTAGACAGTTATTTACTACCGTATTAGGCCAGTAATTCAATACATATTTTGCGTTATCAACAAGGACTAATACCACATCTTCACTATTATCGTCTTTTGCGTCAACTAAGTCAACCTCTTTTATACCCAACAATACTAGTGTATATATCATACCCAATGCCCTAGCATATGGGCAATAGTTGTTATCTGCTAACAACTCCCATGGGTTAGGCCATTGTGGCATGTCAATTGGGTGTAAGTAGTACGCTACTTGTGGGCATTGCTGCCAAAAATTATCTACTTCAATACATTTTTGTTTTATGTCGCAGTCTTTTAATTTTTCTCTTAAATCGTGCCAAGCACGTAATCTGGTTTGATATTCTAGTGTAAAGATGTTCATCAGTTCTACTTATCTATTAAATAATATTATGATTAATAATGAGACATATTTGATAAGTTTTGAAACTGGAACGTCTGGAAGTTTTATTAAAACAATACTAGAACAAATCTTAGCACAAGACCATATTGCATATCAACGTGTTTTGGAGTTTCCTAATGCACATGCACATGATGTAAGTTTTTTTAATCCTGCATTAATGGATGATCAGTTTTATACATTTATGGCTAATCAAACTAACAATTATATTTCTGCTACCATACCTTACCATAACAAACCTATAACATTTAAAGAGCATTTTGCACCTAATTGGAAAATATTTTTTAGTAAGTTTCCTAATGGAAAAAATATTATCATAACGTTTAGTGAAGAAATGGTTAAGTATGTTTCAAACTTTAGATACTATAAGTATGAAATGAAAAATGACTTTGTTGCTAATACTAATATTATGCAATGGCACGTAGATAAGTTTCCGTTTTCATACAAATATCCATTAGTAAAACCCATAGAATATGAAGATCGGATAGTTGAACTTAAATTTGAAAATATTTTGTTTCATAAAGAAAAGGTATTGAACACATTGTCAACAATGACAAATAGATCAATACCTAAGTTTGTAGATGAAACGTATGATAATTATTTGTCTGCACAAAGACAAGTGTTTCCTAATTTGTTTTAATATAGTGCAGAGATAAGGAATGCTTCTGGAATACGTGTTTTAGTATTCTTACTACCTAATAATACAACTGTTCTTTGTCCACGAACAGTATTGATAATAAAGACGATACATCCGCCGGCTTTGCTAATAAAGCCTGTTTTGCTTACAATAAAGTCATAACCTTTACCCACAAGAGTATTAGTATTGTTATACTGTATTG